ATTGCATCAAATTCTTTTACAGCTTCACTTAACTTGTCTCTCATCGGTTGAGTAAAGCTGTTGTTTGGTACTTCCACGTCATCAGCAATTACTTCATCTGCTCTACTACCAGCCATTTGTCCTAAGACACCCTGAGACTTAACAGAAGGGGCGTGATCAGCAGATGCAGGCCCAACATCAAAACTTATCTTAGAGTTCCTCTGAGCGTCTTCTGGACGCAGTGGAGCTAATATTGGCATCTCATTGATAAGACGCATGGTGAATGTAGAGAAATTATCTGCCCTGTCTTTACTTGCAGAGACAACTAAGAATTTAAGTTGTGGATTCATCCTTAGTTTCCATACAACATAGGTAGATGTTATCCAACTCTTACCCACACCTCTAAAGGCCTGTATGATCTTTCTACGAGGTCCGTACTGTAAATACTCAGCTATGTCTAATTGAACTGGTGTGGGGTCAGGTAGGTTAAGATGACGCCACGTTATGATTAGAAAGTATCTAAAGTCTTGTAGTTTTTCTGGTAAAGGTTGCAATTATCTTTCAATGCTAGGTATTACATCAAGGTCTGGAAGATTTGACATAAGATCTTCCATAGGATTCTTCTCTGTTGGTATGCACTCTATGCCATTATCTTTAAGAAGTTGTCTAGCTACGTTTAAATCACCTGGTTTTGCTTCCCCACAATTTATTCTGTCCAATAATTCTTTTATAAGAACTGTTTGAAGATTTTCTAATAGTTCTATCTTATTTGCTTTTTCCATATGTAAGATGTTTGTTGAAACTAATATACCTTTTTTTAACAAATTATGCCTAATAAGCTAATCGGTCAACGGTTTAAAGTGGATGATCGTGTCGTAAGAAATCATACAGTTGGTTACACATCAGGCAAATATAAACAACATATAGGTACTGTT